TACATATTTACCGTTGATAACTGTCTTTTGTACTATTTCTTTGTCAGGGTATTTTTCAATCATTTTTTCTATAACTTCTCTTTTAATAAGCATACATCCTGTTGGTGAATCAGTTACTTCCATTACACCCTTATTAACCTTTATATTATCAGGATTGGGCACTTTCATGGGATAAGTATGTAAAGCTCTTCTAATATCATCAGGTGATTTTATTTTACCTTCTTGCATTTTTGCAAAAGCTTTTTCCCACATCAAAGTTTTTAAAGGATATGGAACAGATATAATATCTTTATCTGCTTTTAACATAGCAAATATGGACTTTCCTTGAAAATATATATCTGAATCAATAAACAATAAATGTGTTGCTTTAGATTCCAACAAACCAGCTACTGATAAATTTCTTCCTTGTGTTACCAAGGATGATTTTATTAGATGAAAAGATACTTTTAATTTTTTCTTAAAGCACTCTTGTTGAAACTCTATTAAAGCTTGAGCGTAGTGTATGGAAACTTCGCTATGGACAGGTGTTGCAACAAACACTTCGATATCTTTAAACTGATCTTTATTGTCTTTCCATAAAGGTTCAATTGCTTTTTCATAATCAGATTGTGTTTCTATGGTTACCTCTTGTAATGTTTGGTAAGTATCTTCGTTTATATATGTTTTATTAGATGTCATTGTGTAATCCTAAAGATAAAACTATTCTTGGGCTTATGCCTAAAGCCTGATGAGTTTTGTTCTTTTTAATGTGAAGTAAGTCACCTTCCTTTAAGTAATATTTTTCTTTTTCAATTATATATAAGGTTTCGCCAAATAAACTATAGAGAAAAACATCATATGCATCTCTATGTATAATTGAATTTATTCCTTGTGTAAAAGAAACAAATAAAAAAGCATCTATTTTAGATTCAACTGGAACTTTTTTGTAAGAACAAATTTTGTTAATTATATCAGTAAAAAAATAATTTGTGTGCACATCTCTTATTTTAAAAATTGTTTGTAAAATATAATTATTTAAATAATTAGAACTAATTATAGATGTGTAATTATCAACAGATAATACCTCAGTTAGTTTATTAAAGTCTAAAGTTAAATTGTCAAAATTTTTACTAATAACCTCTTGCATTTATGGCCCCTTTCAAAAAATTTGTCCATTCAATAGCTTTTTTATCCCAGCTATAGAAATTTTTATAATATTTTTGTTGTTCATCCAAATGATTTTGTATTGTATCTGTATGAAGATAACTACCTGCAATATCAATAGCTCCTGCAATACTTGCAGCTAACAATTCTAGATCTTTTGTATAATTTACATATACTGGCCACTCTGCGCAAGTTTCAGGTAATGCTCCAAAATTTGTTGTTATTACATGTAGCCCAGCTGATAAAGCTTCTAAAGCTGAAGCACAAAAAGTTTCTTCGAATATTGAAGGATATACAAATAAATCATAATCTGTAATGTGTTCTAATAAATACTCATTAGGTTTGTATCCTATATAATTTACATTTGGTAATTGTTTAGCTTGGTTAAATAAGGCTTCTGTATCTTTGTCTGCTTTGTCAGCAAATTCTTTGCCATAAACTTCATTAGAACTATATACATCAAGTGTAATATTTTTATTTTGTACATATTGCATGGCTAGTAACAAAACGTTTAGGCCTCTCCATGGAGTGCAATGATGCATAATTGTTATAGGATCACCTTTTTTGTACTTTTTTCTTTTAGGAAAATGATGTGCACCATTCTTTATAACAATAGATTTATCTTCAGGTATACGAAAAAAATATCTAAATTTTTCATAACACCAATGTGAATTAAATACATACCAATCATATTCACGATGCCTATCTTTGTTTCTAAAAAAATTTTGAAGGTTTGGTTGATCCCAAGAGTTTTTTTGCCAAAGTATGTTTATCTTACTGGGATCCAGTGGCACTTTTCCTGGAATAGATGTACATATTTGAAACTTATTTAACAAATCTTTTGATACGTATTTTTCTAGCAACTCATGCTGTAACTCTGTTGCGCCTCTAGGTTCCATTATTTTTTAGTTTTGGCCCCTATATTTCCTGCTCTTGTTACTTTTATTTCAAGGTCTTGTCTAAAATCATCTTGAGTAGTATCAGTGTTGGGATCAGCAACATCAGCATCAAAATCAGCTTTGCTATCATATATCTTGCCCGTTCTTTTATGTTTAATAATTTCAATCGCTTCTGCAGGTATTTTAGGTAAATCACTCATTGTTTACGTCCTTGTCTATTATATTTCTTATTGTGTTGCAACTTCTTTTTTTTATTAACATTTTTTGTATGTCTCCTCGGTCGTTTACGAGGTTTTGGTCTAGGAACAAAATGTGTAAATTTTTGTTTAGCCATTCTCTTGTGATCTATCTATTTGTGCATAACTTATTGCACCTTGTATTGTATTACTTCCAGTAGCTGCTTGAACTGTGATTGCATCACCAGCTTCTAAATTCAACCCTTGAGGTGTAGCATTGACTTGTGATTTTGCAGATAAATCTTTTCTAAAAAATTCGTACTCTGTGCTTGAATCAGATGAATCAACTAAATTCATATTGACTAACACAGCTGATGATGCATCATTATTTGCACAATAAACGCTTTTGACAATAACTGTTGCATTAGAGGGGCATGTAAAAACTGTTGTCTTACCTGTGCTCGCTTGTTTAAAACCTTGATTTTTATATTGTATGGTCATGATAAAAAATAATTAAAAGCATCCTGTTCGTTTTTAAGTTCTTGTTGATAAGAAGTGTTTAACTTATCTTGCATCGTTCGTAAAGACTGAGTTACCTGTCTTTGATTTTCCTCAGTGTATATTGGTGTTGGTTCGGGAATTACTATATCTACTCTAGCCATTTAATATCCTGAATGTAAGCCACCAATACCGCTTGTTTGTCTTGATTGTGTTGCAGCAGGAGTCGAAGTTTTTGATGGTATATTTGCTCCACCCATAGCATCGTCTCTCGGACTACTTTGATTAGCTAATTCATTTGAAAGAACTTTAGCCTCTAACATGTTTTCTGATTTAGCATATTGTTTTTGTGCACGTTTGTTTGCTAAATAATTTGAGATACCTAAAGATTTTCCTGAAAGTGCAGAAGCTGCAATAAGAGGTGAAATAACGTTAGCACCCATTCCTAAAACAGATAGTATTCCTGAAGCCTGTGCAGTATTCAAACCTAACTTTCCAGCCGCATAATTAATAGCTTTATTTTTTATTGCATTACTTGCAAGTTCTTTTATAGTAGGTAGTTCAAGATCACCTCTTAAATCCTCTCGGGGTAATAATGGTTGAATGCCTTGAAGTTGCATAGTCTGATCACCAGGCACAAATTCATTTACTAGATCTGGTTCCATTATCCCCTCATTCCATCTAATTGCACATCTGCTCTAAATGTTCCAAAACGCCAATTTTCATCTGTACTAGTATTAGCAATTTTTAAACTAGCAAATCTTGCCCTAGCCCTAGTGTCTACTTTTTTGGTTGATCCAGTGACCGTGAATGGTCCTAAAGGAGACGATGCTTCAGTATCACTAGGAAAATCCCTTAGTAAAATTGTAACTTGAGCATTACCTTGTATAGTTTTAAAATCAGGTACAAATCTTCTCATGCTCATAAAAAACTCAGCATTAGTACCGTCAGGATTTAAACTAAAATCTCCTGATTCAATGAAAGCAGGTATTGCAGTTTTGTTTCCTGCCGTATCTACCTCATTAACACCTTTTTCATGTTCAAAATATTTTGTTGACCCATTAATATTTGTAACACCTTGAACAGTTGGAAAAGAACCAACACCTGTTGAAGTAAATTCTGTTGCATATGGATTTTCGTAAAGATTTGCATCAACCCAAGTAGTTCTCGATAGAGAGCCAGTCACCCATGTTCCATCTTGGTAATTATAACAAACATATCTATTATTAAAATCAGAAGTAGCTTGTGGATAGTACCAACAAATCTCTTCGTATAAATGATTAAGACCCGCATACACTGATTCTCCTGCAGAATAATTAACACCAAGGTTATTACCATTTTTAGTTGTAAATACAAAATCTTCCACAGCACAAGGTAATGATTTTACTGTACCATCAAATACAAAAAATCCTCCAGACTCACCCATCCAATAAACTGCACCGTTTACATATTTCATGGCGTGTTGACCAATACATCCACAATTAGAACCTACTTGTCTTATAGAAAAAGTAAATGGAGGTCCTACAAATTGCATTACATACGCAGCGTTATCTGTTAAAATTAAAGTATAATCCTTTCCTTGAACAGCACCCACAATTTTAGTTCCTTGATCTACTCTAAATGTTCCAGCCGTGTTAGTAGAAGTTGGTGTGTAATCAGAAATATTTTCTTGGTCTGAAAATCTTATAAATAGTTTGTCTTGTGTTCCAGGAGATCCTATTGTTGTTTCAGTCCCCAACATTATTAAATGCCTGTCTCTATCAGAAACTAAAGACATAATTGATGCAGTTGGAGCATTTGAGATTACTACAGCCCTAGTGTTAAGAGCATTTGAATTAGAATTTATCGGGTTCCAAGAAAAAGACTGACCATTTTTAATAGTGGCAATAAGCTGTTGTCCAAAATTATCTAAAGACCAAGACGCAGGATCTACTGTTAATGTTTGTGACAATGATTCAATACCCCATCCTGTAAAAACTTCAACTCCTGCACCACTTGAATGAGCCGACCTTGTTCCCGCTGCACCTCTAGTAATTCCTGTAAGATCATTTGATGAAATACCTGTATAAGAAATAAATTCTGCACCTACTTTTATTGTACCTGTTGAAGGAAAGCCTGTGGTTGAAGCAAGTGTAATTGAGGTTCCTGATCCTCCTGTGCCTGCTGTGTCATCTAATAATGCTCCATTTAATGTACTGAATACTTGTTGGCCACCACCCCAAAGTCCTGTACCCCAACCAAATCCAAATGTTGAACCTAAAGCTCCTGGTTTTATGTATGGAGTTACCGTTGCAGATCCTGATCCGTTGACCGTTGTCCCTGCTGCGCTTGCCATAGTAATTGTAAAGGTATCACTTCCCGGTGTAGTAATTACTTGAAAAGGATTTGTTGTAAAATTTGCTGCTGTATATCCAGCTCCTGTTGGAGGTGTGACTGATGAAAATAAAAATATGTCTCCAGGTTCTAAACCATGAGCAGGTTTGTTAACGGTAACTGTTGCTGAAGTATTAACAGTATCAAATGTACAACCAGTTAAAGCTGTGCCTAGTGGAGTAATATCAAAAAAAGATTCTTCATAATAAATTACTAATACTTTATTAGTTCCTATTGCAGCATATTTTCTACCATCTAAATCAGCCCATACAAACTGTTCTCTTGCTGCACCAATTAATGTGCTTTCTAAAATTTGTTCCCATCCACCTATTTTTTCTGGTAAACCATATCTAAATCTAACAAAGTCACCATCAGTCCACTTACCTTCTGCACCAGTCTGTGAAACTTGTTTATTAAATCCAGGGGCTATATTTACTTTTGTTAATGGCATAACAAATTATAACATATATTTTAAGGCCTATAAATCTCTATCTAATCCCTCTATTCTAGAGTCTTCATTACTTGGTGTTTTTTGCAAATTTTTATCAAAATTTTTATTAAATTCTGCTACTATTCTGACTAGATTGTTTCCAAAATGTCTTAACGATTGTGCAGTTAAATAAATTTTTCCTTTTTCTGTGATTATTTTTTTTTCTTCTTCAGAAAATATTATATCACAAGAGCCGTCTTCTTTTTGTTCAAATACCATGTTCTACTTGTTCCCCCCATAAAGATCTTTTATCTTTCCACCACTCTTTATTTTTACCATTTGCATCAACGTAATGAAAAAAAACTTGTGCGTGCCAATCTCCTAAAAACTCTTTTCTATAATGTTCAGTTTCGCAACCTAAATAAATTACTGCGTCACCATCTTGTAGTTCAACCTCTTTGTCTCCTATATAAATAGGCCACGGTGTACCATCTGAACCAATCATAGCTGTTACACTTATCTCACATGAATGTCTATCTACATGTTTTGTTAAATCTGCAAATTTCGTATACATCCTCCAAGCAGAATAAGTAGGACGTAATTTTAAATTAGTTTCTTTTTCCATTAAGTCAAATTTACATAAAAGTAAAGATTCCATTAAAGGATCTGCATACTTATATGTGTCACAATTTGGATTGTGTTTAAAATCAAAACGATCAATGTTTAATCTATGTTGAATAATTACATATTTGTTTAATAATTCTACTTCTTCTTTTGAGAAAAAGTTTTTTACAATTTTAAGTTTTGTATCTTTTATAGTGCCCATGCAACCACCGAATATCTAGTTCCTTTTGTAATTGGTTTTACGCAATGTGGGTACAAAAAATTACTTGGCCACATAATTAATCTAGCAACTTTATTTTCAATAGAAAATTCATTTTGTCCTTGTGGTTCTTTAAAACAAAGATTACCACCTTCATAATCATTATTTAAGATAAGTATACAACTTATAGTTCTTGGTATATCTAAAAAATGATCCCAATGATATCCATATTTATCATGAAGATTATATTTTAATAAATCAATATTAAGTATTTGTGATGTTATTTTATCTTTAGGTAAAATATTAAATTCTTCATTATATAAATTTAAATGTTTTTGTATTATTGCATATAAAAAATTATGCCAATGAACTATTGTTATAGAGTTTGAAAAAGGAGATAAAGGTGCGATTTGAACACTTCTTGTTTTTTTATTTAAAATATTTTTTCCAGTTTTTCCCTCTTCAAAATCTAAAGTATTTGCTATTTTAACAAAGCTAGCAATTGCATAAGGAGGAACTGCATCATCATATATTTTTATATATTCTCTTAAGTCCATTTTTTTTTCGACCAATATTTATTTTTATATATATGTAGACTTTCTAAATAATAAAACATTTTTCCTTTTCTAAAATATTCGGTATCAGCACCTCTTATTTTCATTTTCCAAGGATCTCTTTTAAAGGGTATTATTTGAACGTAAGGTGTCCCTTTTTTTATTGTTGTATCTAAGGTTGGATATTTATCACCATTTATAATTATTGGAAAATTAATTTCATTAGGAAAAGTATCCGTATCAACTATACCAGGTATTATTGAAAATCTGTCATCATGATTATTCATTGGGGGTAGAAATAAACATGAGTATCCAGGAGGTGTTATTATCTTCCAAGGATTCATTATCTTTATAAAAGGTTGTTTATTATTTTTATTAACTAAAGGAGCTTCGCCCAATTGTCTTATAGGATGAAAATCAGTAGCAGTATGCCCAAGGTTTATAGACTTAGCATTTAATAAACTATCATCTACTTCTTTTGGGTGAAAAAAAGTATCAAGTTCACCATTATCATTTTTTACATTATTTTTAAAGACATAATCTTGAGGCACTTTTAAAAGATATCCAGTCGTAAGCGTATCTAAAAAAGGCATACAGCCTTTTACTGTTTTCAATTCGAGTTTATGTTCTAATTTTTTATACCATTCTGGTATATTTAATTTAATTGGTGTGGGGTAATCCTCTTTTAAATCAAAATAATCTTTATGAGCAATAAATTCAATTATTTTTTCAAACATGAAAAATAATTTACATTTTATCTATTAAAAATCAAGTTAAACTAATTCTAATAGATTTATTACTTCTTGCCCTTGATTGTTTATCCATTCCTCAAAACCCTCTCCTACAGGAATTGTAGATGTGTCAAGAGAAACTAAATAATCTCTATAAGAAGTTACATTACTTGCAAAGGGCTTGCTAGAATTTACTTCTAACCATTTGTTTAAATGATCAAGAATATGCTGTTTATTCAAAGCGTGATCGTTATCATCATCAGAATTATCTACATAAGTAACGTTTGTGCCATCAAAAACTACAGATTTTTTTTCAAGTCTTACATTATCAAAATCAGATTGAGAAATTTCTATAATATTGTAATCTTCTTCTCTCCAATCAGCGTTATTATCTAAATGGTTTTGATCTTTAGCAATTTTACAAAGATTGCCTGTTGTTATATCAGTGTTTTTAGAAAAAATTAATTTAGGCATTATTAACTCCCTGTATTCTCATAGACGGCAAGGAATCCTGCAGTACCAGCTGAACCTTGGTTGGGTCCGCTTGGGCCACTATCACCACCTGAACCACCGTTTCCAAAATTGTTTGCAAAAGGTCTAAAACTACTTGTTATGAATACTGCCTCTGGAGCTGAACTCGTTCCAGTATTTCCAGGGTTTCCATCGTTAAATGTTCCTAATCCTCGGTTTCCACCATTTCCACCATTAAAGGTAAAAACGTTTGCTAGATTAGTAGCGTTTCCTGCATTACCATTACCAGAATTTTGCGGACCTCCGTTTCCAGAAGTTCCTATAGTAAATGGTTGTGAGAAAGGATGGGTAAATGGATGACCAAGGTAGCCATAAAAACCGCCTCCGCCAGATCCACCCCTAGAGTTGTCTGGGCCACGGCCTCCGCCCCCGCCTCCGCCACTAGTAGCGTAAATTCCAAAATAACTTGCTCCTGAAGTAGAACTTAGAGTTCCAGGAGATGAACTGAAAGATAGTGGTTCAAAATTACCACCTCCTGATGTTCCTGATGAAGCTGCAGTAAGTCTACCTTGAGCATCTACAGTAATTGATGCAGTTGTGTATGATCCAGCAGTTACTGATGTGTTTGCAAGTTTGTCAGCAGTTACAGCGTCATCCGCAATGTTAGCAGTTGCAACAGCATCGTCAGCAATTGCAGCAGTCACGACAGCATCGTCAGCAATCTTAGCTGAAGTTACAGCATCGTCAGCAATTTTTGCTGTTGTCACTGCACTACTAGCAATTTGTGCTGCAGCTATTGTGCCACCTAAAGTGTCCAAAGATACTTCATTTAAATTAGTTCCATCAGAATAAGCTGCATAAATTTTTGCAGCGTCAGGACTAAAGCCTGTTCCTGAAGCAGTTTTAATTGTAAGGTTTGTTGGATTAGTCAATCCAGTACAATCAAAGATATAAAATTTTTCTATTGAATCTGGAATAGTACAAACTGTGCTCGCTGCAATCGTTGCAGTTGCAAATTTAATAACCAAATTTCTTGCGTTTGATAAAGCACCATCAGACATTACAAGTGCTAAAGTTCCACCACTTGAAAGTGTAACTTGTTCAAAACCAGCAATTGCTTGTTGTACTAAATTTAAATTTGTGTTTGTTTTATCACCCCATGTACCAGCGTTTTCACCGGTCACCATTAGCTCTAGTTTTAGGTCACTTGAATAACTTGATGCCATAAAAAAATCTCCTTAATAAATTTTATTTTACATGAACTAGGCAGCCAAATCAACCACTGTCCAAGTATTTGATACTCCTAAGTCTATTTCAGACCACGCAGTAATATTAACGCTTCCAACTGATGAAGTCAATTGTATGCCTGAAGGTGTTACTATAGCATCTCCTGTTACAGGACCTTCTTCACCTAAAGATGATGTCATTGAAATACCTGAAACACCAACAATTTGAGCTGGTATTTCAGCATGTTGGCCAAGTGTCATAGTTGCTGAAATTCCAGTAGCAGGTTCATTTGTACTTTGTATTAATGATATAGTGCCTTGAGTAAGAGATGCTTGTACACCTGTTACAGGGACATCAAGGAATAAGCCTGCTGCACTGTTGCCAATACTTGAAGTTAAAGATATTCCACTTACTGATACATTTGCATCTGCAGTTACGGAAGTAGAACCCTGAGTAAAATCTAATTGATCTTCAGCAGCAAGGACAAATACGTCTCCATCAATTTGAATTGAAAAACTTCCTTGCGTAAAGCTAGCTTGAGATCCACTTACAGCAACGGTTACATCTGTAAATGCAGTCTCATTTCCAATAGAAGATGTTAAAGATTGCCCTGTTACTTGAACAGAAAAATTATCGCCCCAAGCAAATTCTCCCCATTCACCTCTACCCCAACCTTCTCCAGTAAGTGTAGATTCATCTACAGTAGCAGCTCCAATGTTGGATGTTGTAGAATTACCTGTTACAGGAACTCCTATTCCAATAACAGAACTTCCAATGCCTGCAGACATTGTTACAGGTCCAGGAACAATTAAAACTGAAGTTCCTCCGACTGATGTTCCAATACTTGATGATAATGATATTCCTGAAACACTTACATTAGCGTTTGCTGTAACTGATTCAGAACCAATTGATGATGTTAATGATATGCCACTAACGGAAACTATTTCGTCAGAAAGGTCTCCCCATTCTGATGCTCCCCATGTCTTTCGTCCCCATCCAGTGGCCATATCATTTTAATCCTTATGCTAATCTTAAGATCGCAGCAGATGTTGTAAATGCAGGAAACTGAATTGTAAATGTTCCCGCAGTTGCAGTTTTGTCTCCACCAAAATCTAGTACAGCAACAGCATCAGTAGTATTAGAACCACCGTCAGTTGTTGTATTATAGATTAATGCTCCTCTTGCAGTAAGAGTTACGTTTTGAAAAGATAAATCAGCAAAGTCTGTAATAGCTACAGATGATGAAACTTTCACACCTTGATTAACCAAAGCTTTTCCACCCGCTGTGTAGTTAGATGAAGTTACTTCAGTGTTCGATCCACCACCAGGGTTTGTAGAATAGTTTTCAGTTGATTTACCTAAAGTTGCAGAACTTGTGTACATCGCTAACTTATAAGTGTCAGATGATGTATCAAAGTCATGCTTTCCTTGCAGTAACTCTTTTTTAAAAGTGTCACATATTGCATTTGTTGTTATTGCCATAATGGCCTCCTTATTAATTTGTGTTTGGAGTAGGACTAGGAACCTGTATTCTAGGCACTCCATCATCATACTCAGCTCGTCTTCTTCTACCCATTTGTTGTAGGGCAAAATTCTGTACTTCTTCATTGTACTTGCTTTCATAGAGCTTGTACATATCCATGGGCCCTTTTAAAAATCTAAAACACTCTGTAAGCACACCATGTAACAACATAGATTCTTGATATTTAGCTAAATATGTTTGGTTAGTAGATGTGAATTCAGGCGGATCTTTAATATAATTAATTTGAATTGTATCTGCTGCAGCTGGGGTTGGTGCAACTATAATATTAAACTCATCCCAATTAGCAAAATATTTTGGTGTTCCCTGGGCACCAGTACCATTAAATTCCGAAATAAAACTTGTATCTCTTTTTTCTAAAAAACTTCTTATACCACTTGAATCTATACGTTCGATAGACCTTAAAACTAAAACATCTGATGGCATAGATACAGCCCTGTTTCCTGCTGTAAAGTTTGAATTTGCATACTTTCGTAGGTCATCATAATCAACTTTACCTGCGATATCTAATTCAACGTTTCTTATAAATTCTTGTATTTGAGAATCTGATAATACATTACTTGAAACCTCTGTGTAGTTTCGAACTTGTGTTAAAAAATCTGAATGTGTAATAGCCATTATGTAATACTAACCTCCACTTGTCCCACTGTAAAAACAACTTCTCTTCTTCTATTTTGTAAAGATGGATCTTCAGGTATCATACTATGTATGATTGAAGTTACTCCGTTTCTTGTAATTTCAAAATCTTGTGTTTTAAATGCAAAGTCTCCAGGCAAGGATAAATTTGCTACACCAACTGACGCACCACCAGAATCAGATATAGTAATATCGTTTGAAAATTTAACAGAGGGTTGTTGAAATTTCATATTTCTTGAATTTTGTAAAGCTATCGCATCAGCAGTTGTGTGTTTTCTTCGTATTTGTGGATGTTTAGGTTCAAATTCCGAATAGTGAACTAAAGAACCATTCCATTCTTTTACCATTTCAATGTAAGGAAAAGACATGCCTGATCTATCAGATATTGATTTTGATCTTTTGCCCGTTGCGTATTTTGCCATTTTATATTCCTTGTGGGTAGAATGATTGAGGAGTAATAAAAGTAGAAGCTCTTTGACCGTCTTCGTCCAAAGCTCTTTTTAATTGATCCTCATAAATTAATTTATTTTGTTGAACTAATTGTGGTGCATTTTTCATAGCTAGATAATATGCTAATCCTGCAACCATACATGGTAAAAATCTAAAAACTACATCGGCTTCGTTTGTGTAAGCACCTGCATCTTCAATTCTTTTAATTACATAATATTTTAAAGTTGTATAAGTATTTAAATCTGGTGCTTGATAAAGATATATTTTCGGAGTCGTTTCTCTTTCCACATAATATTGAGATGGTTGTCCTGTAGCTAGTTTGTTTGGAAGTGCAGCATACGCAGATCTATCAATTTTAGTTAAAGATATGTCTTGTGTACTAGCACTATCGGAAGCTGCTGCTGTTGAAGATATATAAGCCTCTAATACATCACTAACAGGTGCACTAACACTATATTCTGCTTGACCGGAAACTAATGCATTTTCATGAAGAGCAACCTTCCACAGATGTATGCCTCTATTAGCCCATTCGGCAAATAATAAATTTAAGCTTATTCTTGCAGATTTCAAACTATGACCACTAGTAGTAGTCATACCACATCTTTCGTACGCTTCTTGTATTATTTCTTCTATAGATAAATCAAAACTAGTTGTCCCTGAAGTCGCCATTTAAATCCTTTTTACGGTTGTACAATTTCTTGGATTGTATCACTTTTTGACTATATTTTGAAGACCTTAGACTTTTTGCTATATAATTTGGCGATGACACGTTTTTTCTTCTTTTTTTCATCTCTCGCGCCTCTTAATTTACCTTCTACTTGTTTTCTTATTTGTGATCTTCCTATTGGCATTATATTAAATCTTTAGCCTTTCCTATAATTGGTTTATATTTAGTTTTACCTTCAGATTTGTAGGCATGCAAGAATTGTTTTCTAGGTGAGTCAGATACATAGCTGCAGTGAATCCATCCTGAATTAGGTTCTCCAGGAGTGTAGAACTCGAGTATCAATTGATCGTAGTCTAGGTTCATATGAATCCAATCAGCTAATTCAGCATTGTCGGTTCCCATACATTCAAAATCTGCCGCCTCAGCTTTTGCATGTTGGCTGTTAATCGAGCTATTTATCTTTAGGCACAGCTGCTCGCTACGGAACCCTGACGTCACCTTGACTCTGCCGAAATGGTCACGTACCGGCTGTAGAATATTTTCACAAAGTGCTTTTAGTTTTTCTATCTGACCTGAGTTAGGATTATTATTAATGTCCAATCTAATTGCAGTGTCTGATTTGATTAATTCTTGTAAACTAAAATTTCGTGTTAATTCCATAATTACTCCAATATTAGTTTTTTTATAGATAAAGATCCATCGATATTTTGTTCTACCTCTGCCATAGATTTTATGCATTGGTGCTGTATGTTTGTACCTTTCTCACTTCTCTTAGCATACCTCTTACCTTTCAAACACATTGCCATTGAGTGTTTACCTGTGTCAGGATCAATTTGAATTCTGTGTTCCTTGATCTCTCCGTCAATTATCATAAGAAGAGCCACAACTTCTAAAATCATTGATACGCCTTTCCGTTTTCTCTTACCTTATCTTTTAATTCTTCAATATCAGCTAGTGCTTTATTTAATTGTTCTCTTAAAAATTCTATATTAACTTTGTTTGTCATATTCATCTCTTGAGTTTCTTCCATCTTCTCAACCGACTTATACAAATCCTCCAATAAAAAATGTTGTTCCTGGTCTACGGGCACTTGTTCAGATTTTTTTAACAAATCATTTTCGAACAGCTCACGTGATGTCTCCAGCGATACCAACCTTGCAGTCAGCTCTGTGTATGCGAACACGCCCATTGCGACGAGCACGATCAACGAGGCTACCGTTTTCATCGGCATCTGCACCCGTGCTTCTTCTCCGATGTTCATTGGTTTATTGGACACCTGGACCTCCACAGAAAGCTAACACCACCAACATTAAAATTAATGCACCTGTAAAATAGTAATTCATTTTTATCTCACTCATACGTTGGACAAGATTATCAACTATTAACCCTGCTTTGTCTAGTGCCTCAAAAAACTTATATATCCATTCATTAATCATTTTTTTGTTCTTTTTCAAAACCTTCTTGCAACATTTCACTTAATGTTTGTTCTTTTTTTTTCATTTCATAGAACATTTTATCGCTGTCTTCTGTAACCAATCCGTTATCTTCAGCATCCCAATATGTAGTTTGAACTTTGTAATCTGGCCAGCTGTCATCAGTAGTATAACTATTAATGTGCCAGAGAAT